ACACTTAGAGCTTATCCACGGACTTCTCTTTCATCTTTCACAATCCCAATCGATTCAGCAAATGTCAGCGATGCCAATCGCGATAAGTTCATTTCTATGACTATGGGCAAGCCAATCCAGATTACGACTTTGCCAATTCCTATTAAGAACACGACCTATAAGGGCATGGTTGAAGGCTATTCATTCTCCATCAATCAGTTCCAAATGGTAATGACTCTAAACACGACTGATTACACATACAGCATCACTCCGACTCGCTGGCAGGATGTATCAGCGGCAACTACTTGGGCAGCTGTTGATGCTGCTGTACAATGGACTACATACGAATGAGGGGCTTAAATGGCAACTAGTACTAATTACGGATGGACAGAGCCGGATAACACCGCTTATGTCAAGGATGGCGCATTGGCTATGCGAACCCTTGGCAATGCCATCGACACGACAGTTAATTTAATTGAAAACGCACAAGGTTTAATAATCCATCCATTCCTACTCATGGGAGCATAATCAATGGCATCTACAACTTACAAAATCCTAGGACAATCTTCACCATCATCAACAGCAAATGCTGATCTAATAACAGTCGCAGCCTCTAAATCTCAAATTGTTTCAACGCTTAATGTAGCCAATTCAACGGCTACCGATGCAACTTGCCGTGTATTTGCAAGAATTGCTGGAGCAGCGGCAGCAACAACAAATGCCGTTCTCTATGATGTAACTGTTCCCGGTAATGGATTTTTATCGCTGACCCTTGGAATGACTCTAGCAGCCACGGATGTTTTGACAGTCAGAACGGGAACAGCAAACTCATTAACTTTCACCGCTTTCGGAACGGAGATCGCATAATATGGGCGTAACAAGATTTCCGGGTGCAACTACCCGACAAGTTGATTTTACCTCAAGCGGAACTTGGACTTGTCCCGGCGGAGTTTATTCTGCTAAATTTTTCGTGGTTGGCGCAGGTGGCGCAGGCGGTGGTATTGGGAATGCTGCTGGAACAAACTATTTCTGCGGCGCAGGTGGCGGCGGTGGTGCAGTTAAAGAAGTAGATTTAGCAGTAACTCCCGGAACTAGTTACACAATTACCATTGGAGCAAAAGGAACTGGTTCTGCCGCTGCCGCAGGTGGTAGTGGTGGATTTTCTGAAGTATTAAACGGAGCAACTACTTTAGTTCGTTCTTATGGTGGCAGAGGTGGTAGCGGTTACAACACAACTCCAGCAGCGGTAAATGCTGCTTATACTGCAACAGCTGGTGGTAGCGGAAGAATGAGAACAGGAGCTTCCATCACACAGACAGCAGGCGGTGGCGGTGGTGCTTCATGGTATCAACCTCTTGGCGGAACTACTCAAAACCAGACAGCTATTGGTATTGAAGGTTCATTTGGTTATGAGGAAGGCGGCGCAACTGCTTATGGTGTTGCCGGTGGTTTAGGCGTAAATGGTTATGGCGCTGGTGGTGGTGGTGGTTCTACTAATCAAGTAGATTTTCAAGGTTTAGCATCTTACGGCGCAGGTGCTGGAGCTGTTAGAACTACTCTCGGCGTTACTGCTGGAGCTTCTGCAACAATTGCGGGCTGTGGTGGCGGTGGCGCAGCGAGTTTTACCTCATCAACGACTGTTGCAGGTGGCAATGGTGCAGATGGTTTAGTAAGGGTGGTTTATTTTGCCTAGATATGCAATTTCAGAAAACGACAAAGTAGTAAATGTTATTGTCGCAGAGGCTTCATTTATTAAAGAATCAAAAATAAAGGCAACTGAATGTGGCGATGAAGTATGTGTTGGATGGAATTTTGATGGGAAAAAATTTATAGTCCCAGAACCAGTCTTTGAAACTATTTATGATGAAACCATTCCTCAGTAAAGCTGGAGAAACACTCCGAAATCAAATCAATGCTTCCTTCCCAGATAGAGATAAGCGTTCAGATGGATGGATCGGAGATTCTCGCCACGCAGCAACTAAGTCGGATCATAATCCTGCTGCTCCATCGGGGGTTGTTCGTGCCATCGATGTTGATGCTGACCTTCGTGGGGCAGCCAATAACGCAAGTTATTTGGCAGATCAACTTAGAATCTTGGGCAAGACCGATAAGCGACTAGCTTATGTAATTTTCAATAAGAAAATTGCAAGCCCAATCATGTTTTGGAAATGGCGCGATTACAAAGGAATCGATGACCATACTTCACACTTGCACATTAGTTTTACTGCGCTGGGAGATGCAGATGGAAAGCCATTTAATCTACCAATCCTAGGAGCAAAATGAATCTAAAGAATCCAATCTTCCTTCTCGCCGGAGCATTTCTATCAGCTTGGGCTGCTAGCAATTTTGCTATTGATTATCGTGCAGTTCTCTGGGCGGTTCTTGCGGGCGTATTCGGATACGCAACTCCTAAAAAGTAATGCACCCGCAAGACTGGGCTGCGCTGTCAGTAAGCCTTGTTACCATCATTGGAGCGTTCGTTGCATCAGTTCGTTGGTTAGTTAAACACTACCTAAGCGAACTCAAAAACAATGGGGGTTCATCATTGAAAGATCAAGTCAATAGACTCGAAACGCGTGTTGATACCATCATTGAGATGTTAGGTAAGTAACACTTTACTCATGGCACGCAAAAAGGTCATCGATGTGGGCGACTACTCAGCTCTGGATCAATACTGCATTGGCTTAAATGAATACTACAAGTCATTGCGTAGAAGCGGCTTTAGTGTAGATCATGCGCTGTATTTAATTACTGCACCACAAACCTATCCCGCGACAATACTTCCAACGCCAAATTGGTTGCCGGATCAACCCGGTTACTATGAGGATGATGAGGACTAACCTTGAAAAAAATAGTCGTAATATCGGATCTGCAAGTTCCCTATCATGACGAAAGAGCAGTTAGAAATGTTGCATCGTTTATTAAGCGATTCAAACCAGACCAAGTTATTACAATCGGCGATGAAATCGACCTACCCCAAATCTCCAGATGGACAGAAGGAACTCCCGGATGGTTTGAGCAATCATTGGGAGCTGATCGTGATGCGACTGTCGAGATATTGTGGGATTTACAAGTAACGGACATGATTCGAAGCAATCACACAGATCGTTTATATAATGTGATTATGAAGAAAATCCCAGCATTCCTAGCTTTACCAGAATTGAAGTTTGAGAAGTTTATGAAACTAGATGAACTGGGCATCAAATTCCATCGTAAGCCGCTTGAGTTCGCTCCTGACTGGATAGCCATTCATGGGGATGAGGGAAGCGTAAAGCCCACACCCGGTTTAACAGCCTTAGATGCGGCTCGTAAGCATGGCAAGAGCGTTGTCTGTGGACATACTCACAGAGCAGGGCAATCAGCCTTTACAGAGGCATCTGGGGGCGTTTTAGGGCGTGTTCTGCGGGGAGTCGAGGTAGGCAATTTAATGGATTTTAAGAAGGCTGGATACATGAAAGGAACAGGCAACTGGCAACAGGCTTTTGCCGTCTTTTATGTGGACAAGAAAACTGTAACTAACACAATTATTCATATTGAACGAGATGGATCGTTCGTATTTGAAGGAAAACGCTATGGATGAGGCTGGTTGTGGCGATGCTTGGCTTGGCGATGAGGATGATTTCGTTATCAAATCGTTATCAAAATACTTCACGATGAGGTTGATTTAGCCTCTTAAGCGTGCAACCCTTATCTTATTCACAAACCCTTGTGGATAGATACGGGAGCATCATGATAGAACTAAACGCACTCGCAGTATTGGTGGCTATTGTTTGTCCACCATTAGCTGCATTTTCAGCATATTGGGCTGGATTCAAAGCTGGCAAAAGAGAAGGTTATTTAGAAGGTCGCAAGTGGCTTAGATTCCCTAGCAAGGTGAGTAATGAAGCGCGATGAAATCCTTAGAAATGCAGAAGCCATCTCAAAGGCTAGAGATATCGAGTATGGATCACCAAATGTTTCTATGCTTCGAATCTCGAAAATCTGGTCAGAATATCTGGGTTATCCAATCGACCCTCACGAAGTCGCAATCTGTATGTTACTTGTCAAAGTCAGTCGTATCTCGGAGCAAGCTGAACACAAAGATTCATACTTCGACATTATCAATTACGCCACCATCGCAGGAGAACTTGCCACAATGGACTGGGATGATCTTGATGCTGGTTAATGCTAAAAAAGGAATCTGGTGTGATTACTGCAAATCGCGGTATGGTGCAACAAATCCAAAAGGTCAAACACAAGCTGCATACACCGTAGTTTCAGAGTTACCACGATCAACAAAGATTCCGAGGCACTATTGTCAGGACTGTGCAGCTGATACAAGCAAATGGGCAGATGGCACATATTTTGACCTCAAACAACAAATCCAATTCGCTATGGAGCGATACGGAATAACCCAAGGAGAATTAAATGGCATTTAACTTAAACGATTATGAAGATGTTGCAGCACGAATTCGCCGGGTTCACGATAACTATCCAATGTGCAGGTTCAATATAAGAGAAATGAAGGTAGATCATGAAAAAGGTTATTGCTGGGTTATCACCGAAATATTTAGGGATGCGAATGATTCTTTCGCTGCTGTCTGCGATGCTGCATATGAGTTCCGTTCTGATCGCGGCGTTAATAAAGATTTCTGGGTCGAGAACTGCGTTACCTCATCTTATGGAAGATCCGCTGGACTCCTCTTGGGAAGCGAGAAGCGCAGCACTAAACAAGATATGGAGAAAGTCGCTCGAATAGAAAATGACTTGGCGAGTGAACGCATTGCAAATGCTCCACTAGCTATAAATAACTCATGGGATGAGTTTGTAGGCAAAGAACCGACACCGGAACCAGTCAGCCTTGCATCAGCAGCAGAATTAGTGCAGCAGACATTTGCAGAAGCTGAACCAATTCCATCATGTTCTCATGGAGTTCGCACAATCAAATCGGGAATATCAGCTGCTGGTAAGCCATGGCAGGGCGCATTATGTGAAGTTCGTGGAGCTTCTAAAGGTGATCGTTGCCAACCAATTTGGTATGTAATGAGCAAAACAACAGGCAAATGGAGATTACCGGAAGGAGTTGAATAATGGGTTATGTTGAAATAACAAGACCAGACGGCACTAAAACCTTGCTTGGAGAAGTGCCAGTTCTGATCTGTCAGATGTGTAACGAAATGCCGCACTTTGATGATTCTGTGCGGATAATGAGTATATCGCCTATCCAATGGCAATGCGAAAAATGCCACGCGGTCAATGGCTAGATTAGAACTTGTATTGGAAGAAGAATGTCCTTGC